ACAACTGTAGTTGTACTACTTGGCACTGTATAAACTGTTCCTGCCGATGTCCCTACCGCAGCTTTTGTTTTCACCTTAAAAGTGTTTGCCATTTATTTCTCCTTATCCTAATGCAATTGCAAGGGCGGTTGCATCATCTGCTGATGCGAACTGTTCGCTTAGTACGCTAACATCCATTTTCTTTAATGTACCACCGTCACTTATTAATAATTCATCTGTTGTTGCCAGCCCAGATGTTAAGGCTGTTTGTCCTGAAATAATATTATCATTCAGCATGCCTGATTCTATAGCATCATTTGCTACAGTTACTGCTCCAGCATCACTTGCTGTGGCATCTCCTGACATAGAAGAATAAATATATTTTTTAACTCTTTCTAAATCAGATCTTCTATTTGTTCCGCCTCCACCATCATCTACAATAATCTCATCAGCGTCTACAAGGTCAGCACCAATATCAGTGCCACCATCAATATCTAAATCGGCTATAGCTAAAGATCCATCAGGAAATACTGGTGCTTGACTAAATGTAACAACACCATCTGATGCTATAGCTATTGCATCTTTATCAGAAGCAGATCCTATATTACCAGCATCAGCAATAACTATGCCTGCGTTAAATGTTGCCTCTCCAGCTGCACTACCATCTATAGTTAAGAAAGTTGTATCTGAACTGCCATCAGTTCCTTTAAGTATGATATCTGTATCATTACCTTGTGCATCAATAGTTATGTTACCTGCAGATGTAGCCAATGTAACTGCTGCATCACCTGTAGATATATCATCTAGTGCTACTGCTGCACTTGTGTATGCATTTAACTGAGATGCATTAATATATTTTGTTGTACCACCATCATCAACTAAGAACTTGTCTGAGTCAGCTAATGTTATAGAAGTACCATCTGTAGCACCATCTACTTGTACAGCAGCACCTGAAACTTTATCTGCGGTAGTAATTGTATTTAATTTACTATCAGCAATAGATCCTGCAAGCATTCCATTTGTTACAGTGCCACTATCTCCTGTACCTATTAATGTACCAGAAGCTGTTGGTAAAACTAATACTGCACTACTTGCTGCTGAGTGTGGTGCTGCTTGTAAAGTTTGTGCATGAGCATTTGATGACTCACAATAAAATTTAACTTTAGTAACTTCACCAGTTCCTGTTCTAATATCTATTAATCCATCAGATATTGATACACCACCAGAACTACCATTACCATCTATTATAACTTTACCAGATCCATTTGGTAATAATGATATATTACCATTTGATGTAGACACAAGGTCATTACCATTTACATCTAAATCTCCACCAAGTTGTGGAGTAGTATCTTCTACTACGTTTGATATAGCTGCTGAAGATGCTAGTCCTGATACAACAGCAGATCGTGCAATCTTTTTAAGTCCACCACCTGAAGTATCTACTGCTAAGAATACATCATCATTTGCAACTGTAGATATTTCTGATAAGTCTGTAACAGCTACTGGATTAAAATTCGTACCATCTGCAACAAGTATGTGCCCAGCTGTATTTGTACCCATAACAAGATCATCGCCTGATATTGTAAGGTCTCCTGCAACTGTAACGTTTGCACCACTAAATGTTAAAGCAGTAGTTGTTCCTGATTTAATTATTAAGTTACCAGATGTATTCGTTGCACTACCAAATGTAGTACCATCATCTTTAAATAAAATATCTCCACCATTAGCATCTAATGTAATATCTCCATCTATATCTAGTGTAAAGTCACCGCCATCTGATATTGTGCTACCATTTATAGTTATATCATCAACTGTTAAAGTTGTTAGTGTACCTAAAGAAGTAATATTTGATTGTGCTGCACCTGTCACTGTTGCTGCAGTACCAGATACGTTTCCTGTTACATCACCAGTTAATGGTCCTGCAAAAGCATCTGCAGTAACTGTGCCATCAAAGAATGCGTCTTTAAATTCTACAGAACTTGTACCTAAGTCAATATCATTATCTGTTGATGGTACGATTGCACCATCAGTAAATGTTACTTGATTAGATCCACCAGCTGCTATAGTTATAACATTAGACCCACTAAATGTAATGCTGGTATCTGTATCTCCATCACCAGCTATAGAATCTAGTTGCACAGCTCCTACATTTGATAATGCAGCATCTCCAAAGTCTACTGCACCAGCAACTGTTAGTGTTCCTGATACATCTACATTACCATTTATATCTACTGTAGTAGCTGCTATCTGTATTTCTGTATCTGCTACTAAATCTAACTGACCATCTGTAGATGAGTTAATATATATTGCTGTATCTCTAAACTGTAATTTTTCTGTAGTTGATAATAGTATATCATCTGAGAACTGGAAGTAGTCTTCATCTTCCATCCATGTTAACACACCATCAGATGTATTACCATCAAACGTTATAGCAATATCTGTATCAGCACCTGTACCAAATGTTATTGCATTACTAAATAATTTAGATATAGGACCACCATCTCCAGCAGTGCTGCCATCATGTGTGTGACCTGTTGATACATTAAATGCTGCTAATATCTGATTAAATTCATCATTAGTGTGTGCAGCAGTGATAGTATCACCGTCACTATATGAACTCTGTCTAGCTGAATATCCTGCCATTATCTTCTTCCTCCTGGGACAAATTCTAATTCAAAACCTTTTAAACTTATTGGTGGGTTTGTACTATCATCTGTAACTTTTACAGCCACTGTAAAACCTGAACCCACAACATGTTGTCTTACTAGTGGTATACCTGACTGTCCGTATACTGAAGTTGCATATATACCAGAGTTATATAGTGCTGGTATATTACCTGTTCCAATAGATACGGCTGCAGGTTGTGGTGTGGTATTTGCATCAAAGTCATATCTTAATTGTAAACTAGCATCCACAGTTCCTTCATTAGTATAGTTTGCTATAACTCTTTGCATATTTTTTCTTATACCTGGATCTCCCATAGTCAGATCAGGAGATCTATATCTACCTTTTATATTAGTCGTTGTAGCAGCTCTTGCAAAATTATTACCTGACTCTTGTTTGTAAACATATCCATCGTAACCACCACTTACAATAGTTTCTGTTCCGCTTTTAAATTCAGAGTCAGTGCAAGAAACTTTTAGTCCTATCATATCTGCATATTCATAACCAAGCTGTCCAGTGTTTGTATTTATTTTTATTACACCTATAATTGCTTTTGCAGAATCTTCACCACCACTTGTTGTAGGATAAAATAATCTATATTGTGATTTTTTTCTAATCACTACAGAACTAATATTATCTGTTGTTATATCATCAATACGTTGCTGTATTTGTTTAGATATAGTACCAAGTTCTACGTCACCAATTCTTTCTGTACCTGCTACAGTTCTTAAACCATCTGGTGCTAAATAAATTATATCACCACCAAGTTCTTGAATAGATCCTCCATCAAGACATCCTATATTTCTTGTAACAGGTGCTATTGCAAAATCAGATTCTGTATTTCCTGTTAATTTAAATATTTTATCTTCACCAAATATAAATAAAGAATCCCTAAATACTTTTAATCCAGTAATTTTTGTATCTACTTTAATAGTTCCACCACCGTTACCTGATGTAAAATCATTAGTTTGAAACGGCCCCATAAAACTCATTTGCTGTTCAGCACTTGGATTACCTGCAAAAAATATATGATTTCTAAATATTTCTACATGTTTAAAATTTGCTGTTCCTGTTGCATTTACAACTGATGCAGAAAATCCAGATGTTAAAAGTTGTGGGCTAGAAGTTCCTGTAGTAATAACTATTCTTTCAGTACCATCAAAATTAAATATTCTAAACTCGTAATTTCTAGTTGGTGTTCCTAATCCTGTTATTGTAGATGTCCAACTACCTGATGTGCCTGCTCTATGTATGCTGCCACCTCTAGCTGCTAAAACTTTATCATTAAATAAAGCTGTCATCACAACTCTTTCACTAGATGATGAAACTTGTGGCACAATATTAGAATTAAATTTTGTTGTACCTAATACTTTTTTATATCCACCATTTACATCTGGTTCAAAGTTTGTTAATACTTTTGATTCTCCAGGTTGATATGAAAAAGAATCTTTGTTTAATACAAGTCCTCCACCGCAACCAAATACAAAAGGTGATATTTGTGATGTATCAGCCACTTATTGCACCCCGTCTATGATATCCTAAATTTACTCTAGTATCTAGCATCTCACTCGGTGCATTTATTAATTCTATTCTCATTCTTTTTACTCCAGCTAAAAAATCTTGATTTGCAAATTGAGTAAACTGTGGATCTGATCTTAAAGAGTAAATATAATATTTTGCTCTTGATACAACTACATCATGAAATCTAGCAGGTATATCTGGTGTATCTGTCGATGCAGATAAATCAGAATGTGTTTTCCAGTATTCATAATTTATTGTATACTTATCAGAATCAGGTATTGGATATAATCCAAACTTATCATCTTGAGTTCTAAATACAAAATCAGGTGTATTATAATGATCACTATTATTAGTTTGTGCTGTAGACAAAAATCTTCTTCTATAGTCATCATATGTTATATACACTAATTTTTTAGGTTGTATATCTTCTGATACTTTTACATAATCTACATCTAAATTATTTGAATCATCATTATCTAAAGTAATATGTGATGTAGATGCTGTTGCTGTAAATGTTGTATCTAGTATTTTACCATCACCAAAATCTGATACTGTAACTGTTGTATTTAAATTTTGTGTTCCTGCAGCTGATGTTCCTACTTGTACTTTTAAACTAGAGCCACTAGATGATGTGTCCATAACTCTTACTTGCACTCTGTATTTTTTATTCTTTACTGTAGATAAACTTGCAGATGCTGCTGCTGCATTTAA